TTTTTTTTTTGTCCCAAAAAACTAGACCTAGGCCCCCCTGTTGCAGCAGGGAGGACTAGGTCCAGGAGTTTAAGACCTAAAACTAAACATTAGGACACCTAAATGCAGTTAGCAGAGGGAGTGGCACTCCCCCTCGTAACCGTACCCAGTCCCGCTAAGACATTTCTGTCCGCAGACCTGGAGGATAACTACATGAGGGCCGATATAACTAATTCTAGGATCGGGTTATTACTTAAACTATTTACACTATATACACACATACACACATGAAAATATATACAAAAGATAAAATTACACAAATTTAAAGCTCGTAAGGAGCGTACGTCCAAGGGAGATTAATTTTGGGTGGTTTTGTGACATCTAAAGATACTTGGCTATCGCCAAAGATCTCAGAGTCGCGTTGGTGCCACGGTTTATATTCAATTTTGAGGCCAAGTTTATTAATCGCATTCTTTATCTTGTGATAATGATTTTGATAATACTCAGGACCTTGGGAGTACGCTAAATCGAGCGAGGCGCGACAGCACTCAAGTGTGGCTTCTTGAGGGTTGTCTGAGACATGGATCCAATTGAGGCATTCTTCTACTGAAGCTCGCTCAATTGGTGCCAGCCAAACGCCTTTTCTGGACGGATGCTCAGTGAAAGACCGCTTAAGGAAAGTAGCTTCGTATATACTAGTATACGGGACCATTTCGGCGGATTTTTGAGCAGGTGTAACCTTGATGCCATGTAAAGCTAAACAATCTCGTATAGATATCGCGTTAAATATCTCACAGATGTCGTCGCTTACAGACATTATAAGGTCATCGCCATACACGACAATTCGAACTTTTTCATCGAATGTCTGCATGGTAGCTAAAGAAGGAGAGAATTTAGACATAATTTCTAAGTAACAATTTCTAATATAAAATAAATTTGGAATAGAATTCATCTCTCCTGTAAGAGGGCTTCCAGATGAGATACCGTCCAGAGTCTGATAAACTACATTCGCACATAAATGAAGAGGGTTAATAATATCACATTCAATCAGCCATTTCACTCGCTTAACATGTTCTGGCTCAGCTCCATGATAACGGAACCATTCTACGACACACTCAGAAGCTGCTGCAACAGTCTGAGACATCAAGCATGGCCCGTAGTTGGAATAATCGAGGGTAATTATTTTATCTCCTACCTCGAACAGATAATTAGCAAGCTGAGTCCATTCCATGCTATCAGGATTAATACCTATACCTATACTATTATATATTCTATTTTTCTTAACACTAGCACAAAAATCATTTATATACATTCTTATATCTATGGAACACTGGATGGGGGCTATACTAAATATGCGAGTTTTCCCTGGAAGCCTACACTTCTCAGGGGTCAGTCTATAATCCTTTAAACAATCAACATAAATCGTGGCCGGTTTGATCCCCTTCTCAAAGCACTTATCTCGCAACTTCATAAGTACCTTGAGCTGGGGATCAACCTTTTCCAGCTTATATCCGAACTCTCCGTCTTTCAGCTCGAAGAGCCATCTCTTGTCGCGGGCACTCTTGGGCCTTAAGCTAGACAAGGGAAAGCCCTCCGAAGACTTCCAGTTGAGAGAGTCGAAATATTCCACGTCGACGTCACCGCACACTGCTTGCTGCAGCGTTAACGGTTTGACCTCGGCGCGAACTGGAGGCATGATTTGTTGTACCCTGTCGACCATATAGTCCGTAACTTCACGCATCTGCGCAGCATCAAAGGGATATATATCCCCTGAGCCATGCTTGTTGCATCCATCACGGAGTGGGTCGCTGCCCGGCGGCTGGCGCGGGTCATTAGGCCTTAACGGGTTCACCTCGGTCCTAACAGGATAAATCTCCCCATGTAAAAGAGACGGCACGATTTTACTCTTACCGCTTTCCTTATGGCTAAACTGGGGAGGGACACACCCATACATCATCAAGTTACTGTCGAGCTCCACTTGGGGGTCGATGTCCTCTTGAGTAGGTATGGGCATGACATCAGGTTGGGGATTACCTTTAAAGAACCCATCTAGATATTCTCTGACTATAGGCTCAGAGAAACCATTTCCTGATGACTGGGAACCGGCAACATGTATGCCTATAATGGAGCCATTTCCAGAGTTCCCTTTACGACTTACTAGTACCGAACCACACAGCCCCTTATACTGGTGGTTATACTGGTACGCTCTATCAACTTTAACCTGACTAGAAGAGGCAGTCTCTGCGACCGCAAATCTACGTTTAACACTTAAGGGCATACCAAACTTGCTCTCACCATTCACTACATATAAATCACACAAACTACTAACATTCTCATGCTCACTCATACTAGCTATATAATTAGTAATATCACAAAACATAGGAATATACATAGGAAGCTCACAAATTCCAAAGTTGGAAGTCAACTCACCAGACGAGCTACTACACCATGCTACCTTCTGAAGCTCAGCCCAGCCAACTCTACGTATAACGTGTCGTGGCTCAGCTGATTTTCGTCCAGCACCAAAGTGTAGAGCTACATCAAGCTTGTATCCCCTATCAACTAAGTATTGATATTCTTCCCAGTAATGTCTTAAAATTAACATTGCACGCCCTCTTAGCATAAGGCATCTACAAGACTTTTCTAACAATCGACCTTCGCACTCATACTGCACAACAACAAATACTGTATTAAAAGTTATCTTATTACTAAGTTGTGCAATCTGAATTGCTCCAGCCTGAGGGGTGACAAATGTTTTAGAACTAATAGGAACTTTAGACTTAACAGGATGTTTAGGTGTCTCAAACTTAAAACTATAACCTTGAGGGCTAGGGGAATTTGTACCCATAACTGACTTGACGCCATAACTAATACCAGAAAAAGCTAAACCAATACCGACGCAAGCTATAATTTTTGGAATATGAAAAATAATGGCATTCCATAGGCCACTAAGAGTCTCTGGAATACGATGATAAAATATATGTTTGAGCCACCTACACAGAGCCTCAAAGGAACTACTAATCCTTTTTCTACAATCTGCGCGTAGAGCGCGCCTAACATCTACTATATCATTACTTACAAAAAACGTATTATTATAAGCGTCTGCTCTAGGAATCATCTGTTTCTTACAACTAACGGCACCGTAACACAACATATAATAGTAGATTTTATTATGAAAAACACAATCTAGTTTGGAGCAACCTCTATAAGATGCTCCTACTGCTTCTAAAGACAATTGGACACTACAAAATTTAGAAGATTTTATATTTCTATTAAACAAATTAGCTTCACGCTGGCACTCGAAGCAATTGTAGTCAGGAGATACTAATAATCCTAATAATACGGTGAAAGAATATAAGTACTCTATATGTTTATGAATTAGTAATTTAGTTTTATTCAATTTACTACAATTTTTATCGGCCAAAGTATACAAAAGTTCAAAAATCTTCTTTAATTTTCGGAAGTGAACTACATCTCCCGCAAAAGCATCTTTGGAATCTCTGATCAACAACGTCTCCACCTCTTGTCGACCAGTAGCTCCCCAACAGCTATTATTAAATTTGTACATTTCTTTCATCATACTAATTACTGCACAATAAAAGATTTTTCTAAATAATTCTAAACCGTTCCAATTACTCATATTTAATATAAATTTTCTATAATGATCTTTTGAAAGTTCATTGTCTAAAATAGGATCTCCTGTTCTACGAGTGTCAACGTTAGCTATATCTACATCAGACTTAAATGCCGGTTCCAGTGCCATATCATATCTAAACACAGCCTCTACAACGCTAGACGCGCCTTCAGGTAATAGGCACAAGAAACGTAACTTCTCAAGCCAAGAGAAAGACCCCACACTAAATAATTCAAGCATATTTTCATTATACCAAGACCCTCTAACCTGTTCTATATCTAATTTACGTTCAATAATATTATCTAACTTTCTATTAAATTCTGCATCACAGTTAGCATAACTGAAACAAGGGAGATTTCTTAAAGTCTTGGCAGTTATAAAAAATTCAGGAAGATAAGGTTTTATTATAGTATTAGAAGTTAAAAGAGAAAAAGTCTTTGCTTCATTAATTACAGATTGGAAAAAACGGGTAGTTGTACACAGGTTTTCGACTTCTAACACACCTGCTTGAGCTTTATCTTCTAATGCGTCATAAGCCTTACTTAGTGCGGGTGTCCAGGCAGCTACATTTTCTACTAATACTGCATCATCGGCTTGAGGACTAGCGTTACTAAACATATTACTAAAACTACTTCTTACTTTATCACTAGCATTAACAGTCTTTTCTTTCAGTTTATTTACATTATTTACAAACTTACGAATTAATGCACCCGACTCTTCATCATGATAACGAGGATCCCTCATAGCTTCTACCTTATCTCTTATCCTTTCTTTCAAATACTCCATCTGTTCTTTAAGAGATTGCTTCTGTTGGAGTTCAGGTATAGCATGGATAAGATTCTCGTCATCATAATCAGGGTCAAGGCAATACATATCATGCATTCTAGTTATAAAATTGGCTCTCTCATCTTCGCAATGTTTTTTAAAATCAATTTTAATAATTTCTATCATGGCGTCATATTCGTAAGGGCCAATCCAAGCGGAATCTACATCTTTAACATTATCTTTATGGTAAAATTCAAGGTGGCCGAAGGTCCTAGTCACATCACGCGGAATTTGTGAAGCGTCACGGATAGTACCTTCGCCCATTTGTTTAGCCCATTCTATCTTAAGCTGCGGTTTAATCAAAAATCTTCTTCTTCTATAAAGGGCTTCTGGACTAGATAAATCATTACTCAAATTTGGAAAAGCATCGTTACTAAGCATAATGTATAATAAAGGATTTAATCGTTTTTCTTTATCTTCAACCGCAGCCATAGGAGGATTTAATACTGAACTGGAAACAATAGTGAACACCATAGAGAGTTCTTCTTCTCTACGCGTACCCTTGACCTGCAATATATCGTCGGAAACCAAAACTGCAGGGTTTGTACAACCACTCCAGTACTTAGCGCCACTAGGTATATCATAGATCAAGCTGCCATGGTGCTGATAACTAATGCTTTCCAGTAAACGCCGAGCCATATCTTTAACCATATATGACTTACCTATACCCGGACTACCAACTATCCACAAGGGAAATACTTCAAATCTTACGTCCGGGTGGGCTCCACGCTGTATCAAATCTCCCTGTAATTTACGGAGTTCTTTTTGAGTATCTATTATTAATTTACCTGCAGGGGTGACTTTAGTCATACCTGCGCTAACAATGAGAGAACCAAGCATACACGCATCAAACACACGATCCATCATTAATCTATCGTACACATACTTATTTCTATTTCTTACATCTAATAGGAACGTAGCTTCTTCATACCATTGGCGAATATCAGGTACTTCGTTTAATAATTTGGCACTTAAGGCGGCACTAGGATCTAAGGTACTAACAATATAACGAATACAATATTGAATAAGATCTGTAGAATTTTGAACTAATCGAATAGCGTTATTATAAAGACTAACGCCGCTGTTAATGTTACGCAGTACATCGGGAAATTTACCGGGAGATGCATAAGTGCCACCGGCAACGCAGCATACTGACGTAAAGATAAAGGCGCAAAACTGTTGTACTGCTGCCTCATCCTCTTCGCCTTCTGGCTGCGCCTCCACTGTCACCTGCTTATCTCCTCCTGCAAAACGATGCCAGTAATTTTTCAGAACAACACATATAGCATCGATCATTTTAGCTAGATTTACTAAAGAATTAGAAAAGAAAGAAATAATTATGTTCGCTATACTTATAGCAACTGTTTTTGGAGTTGGATTATTGTATATATGGGCTAAATTACCAACGGCGCTAGTTACTACAGGAATAGAAATATCAAATTTAGTGGATTTATCGTAAACTTCCTTAATTTCAGCGCGTAGGTGTATAACTTCGTCACTAACTGCCTCGCGAACGCTTTCCACGACTTCGGGTATCACTTCTTTGACAGACGATCTTGTCCATCCTTTCACCCATTCCATCATTTCGGGTTCACCTACTTCTTGTGCTTCCATCATTTGAGGTTCGCCTGTTATCCAAACAATTTCCTTTTCAGGCTGTTGCTCTTCTTGAACAGGCCAAACTTCATCAGTAAACACAACTGCCGGAAAACCTCGCCAAACGTTGAAACTAAAGTCATCACCTACTGAATAAAATATTTGCAAATTAAAATCAAAAGCCTTATTTATAATACCGCCTGAAATACCAAGAATTATATTACCTAAAGTGTAATGGTGACATATTTCATCATCACTATTACATATCACAGGCTTACGAGTCAAACCATACATACCAGGCTGATAGAAAGGAACTTCAAATTCTATAATACTATTTACACTCATAGCCTGCATATGCATGGCGTACGTATGACTCCTAATACTATCTTCTGCTGTCAACTGAGGATACACTTGCAAGCTACGAATGCCTGCATCTCCATCTGGGTGGTGTTGTACCCAGCATTTTATACCTCCCAGCTGAGCAGCATCAGCACTTAAAATTATCTTAAATCTAATACTACCTCTAAAATACAAATAGCCACTAGATATAATAGGAATATGGCCATCGCGCACTATATTAAAGGTACTAGAAGCGGATGATACATCCAGTGCTAATCCATGGGGTATTACGGGGAAAATTGCTAAAGGTTTATTACCAGAAAATCCTGAAGGTAATTTAATATCTTGCTCGGCATAAAGTTGATATCTACGAGCAAGATCTTTCAAATCTGTAAATGACTCATTATAATTAAATTGACCGCCTGAAGTAGAAGGCAGAGTATCAGTAGGTGCCAGAGGCACTTCTGCCGCCACTCTACTATCCATCATCTGTGCGGAGGCTATAATCCAATCGTCTTCAATAAATTTCTTATAAAGAGGTAAAAAGTAAAGATTAGCATTGGATGCGGTGTCCGCACTATCATCTACATAATCATAACAATAACTAAGAAGTGTCGCTACCTTTTCACCCTTTTTCAAACCTTGTGCAAGCTTATCAGCGTACTTAAGGCCTTCATCTAAGGCAGGAAATGGGATACCGAAATTACCCTTATTAGGAACGTTCCACAATACAATATATTTCACAAAGCCACTTTCAGTCTTAGCTACGTCTTTCAACTTCCACTTCACAATAGGCTGATCGCTCTCTTTTTCAGCCACACCAAAGTAATACTCAGAAGCACTAAGCTTCTTCTCGGGTGCATGGAATGTAGACGCAGTACCAAGAGCTGCAGTACCTTCATAAAAGATGTACTTATTATCATTTCCGAAACCTTCATAATTCGTAGCTCTATATGGTGATGATCCATCTGTTGGGTATATCTTATCTTTAACCATATACGTATTTCTAGTTTCGTCGCTCAGTCCTATACTAGGCTGAACAGGTATCGACACTTCAAAGTCTACTCCTGCTCTAACATAAGGAATAATATCTACAGAGGTAACTACAGACTGCATAGGAATCAATGGGTTTAACACAAATAATACTAGTTTACTGGGACTAGATTCTTCACTATATTTATGTGGGCCAGTATATTTACGGGGCCAAAATACTTTATCACTAATATAAGGAACAATAAAGGTAAAACTAGTAGAATCTTGAAGACTAAATTCTACGTGCGGGCTATTCCTAGCTTGTTCTAGCGTTACTTTCATATCGCCGTACGCGCCAGGAATATAGGCACACAATAATCTACCTGTATGGAACTGACTAGCAATGATATCAAACCTAAATTCTAAACTACCGCGCCATTGTCTATACAAACTACTTATCACAGAAACGGGAGGCATGTTATACGTGGTCATTCTATCACCGGTACCAGGAAAAGACTGAACAAGGGACTTGTCGATCTGTGCATTAACATCACAGCTCCACAAGACACTGCCAGTCGTATTTCCTTCCACTGATGACATTTGCCACTTGAAATGTTTTAACATGCCAAATGTACGGCACGGTATACCTATGCTAGTCTCACTATCATCTATACCTATCCTACCTACCGCTACAGTACTATTGTCTAATCTAAGGGCTTGCACTTTCTCTACAAGGCCAGTTCCAGCACAAAAGGAATGTGCTGCTGTAGGAACTAAATACGAAGGATTTATATTATCAGACTTATTATCACAATTTTTATCTCCTATAAACTTATCATATACTGCACCTGCTACCATCGCAGCAGCAGCTGCTTCCATCTGAGGTTCAGCAATACTACCATCCCGCATGCCAGTGAATTGTGCGTTTGGAAATCTAATAAATACTGATACGGTGCAATTTGGTGGGCCATCCTTACCAATAGCTAATGGCGATACAACGAAACAACGAAGAGTTCCTAAATATAATCGGTCTAATGCTTTCTTTTTTTGCACTGTTGTAAGATAAGGTTGTATAAATTTAAAAGGAATGCGCATAGTCGCTTCATTGCTAGTACCAGCGTTTAGTAGGACATGTGGTAACTGACAGCGCGAATATATATTAGTTAAAGGATTTCCATCACTTTTTTCTAAATACTGCCATGAAATTTGTAATTGGCCTACTTGAAATTTATTACTATTCAAATGAAATTTAATTTCTATGTCGCTTTTGAAATACCTATGTATTTTGAAGGGAATGAACATAGGCATAGTACCGGGGTTAGCAGCGACACTATCTACAAAATCGACGGGAAGATCCATACGGAAAGGAGCTATTTCTGCGCCTTTTACCATTTTATCGTCCCATTGTATCGCCTTATAAAACGTAAATCTATCAGTCAAACTACTATAATCTATAGTCTTTTCGGTAGAGCATAATTGATGCCAGTCATATCTAAAGCTAGGAATACTGGTTATAGTAGATGAAGCTGGGTTAGCCTCAGTTAATACTACATTTTCAGACTTAATACTAATAGGAGTGTCGCCTGTCAGTCCGTCCATCTGTGGGTCGGCGTACTCCCACTCTCCGGATTGAGGCTTTACAACCTCACATACCGCCTCGCTACGGCGGTATTCTGCCCACGCTAGGGGTGTGGGCAAGGATCGCAATAGGGAGCGGATCTCCCTAATACGTCCAATAAGCTCAATGTTGAGCTTCTTCTGAGGGGGGGCAGGGTATGCCCATCCCTCAGGGGCTAAGTTGGCTTCCACTTGGGAAGCCTTAGGGCGCGTCTTGACGGAGACGCGCGGCTCCGGGGCCATATCGGCCTCCTCCCTGAAGTTGTTCTCAGGGAGGGCGTCTACCCAAGGGCAGACGGTGGCTTCGCCGGTGACCTTGGCAAAGCGCTTAGTGAACCAAGGATGGTCCACACACCCGAAGGGGTACTTGGCTCTATAATGAGCCTCTCGCCCTCCTTCCAACCATGCGGCTTGTCGAGCCGCCTTCTCCTTCTTTACGAAGGACTTATGGCACGCGGCAATGCGGCCAGCAGCCCTCCAAAGGGAGATCTTGCGCTTAATGTAGCGCTCCTCCCAATCTCCTACGTGCTGTTCCAGCACCTTCTTCATCACGGCTATTTTATGCCACCGTGGGAGGCCGTCTGTGTTTTGGACGATAAAATCGTCCCAGCTCTTCTTATTGAGAGCAAAGCTCTCATAAAACCATCGGCTCTTCGGGCCGATGGGTTGCGCATAGACGAGCGCGGAGGTGGTGGTGGAGTCAGGGACTCCTGCTGTTGTCTGCACCGAACGGGGTGCAGCGGGGTGGAAGGGGAGGCGGGCTACCTCCGAAAACGAGTATTCATACTCGTACCCAGGGTGTGGGTCGAGTACGAAACCTTCCAGAACGGGGAAGGACTCGAGGGAGAGGGGGGCAGGCTGTGTGCTTTCCGAAGGCACAGTTTGTTTCTTATGGGACGTCATTTCATAAAACAAATTCAAAAAATTAGGGCAGTGCAAGCACACATCCCTTAGTCAAGGTCCATAGCAGTGGTCGTGATACAAAAGAATCCATCCTCAATCTAAAACATACAATCTTTATAAGTGTTAAAATATACCTAGCTCCAGGGGGGGACTTATCCTGAAGTTTACTCTTATCCGGTCCGAAGTATTTTTCTTCTCTAGTTTTACAGCTTTACCAGGTTTTACATCTCACGGTGCAATAGAAAACAAGTCGACACGATGCTCTGATATCTCAACAATACGTTATAACGCAAGAAACAAGTTCTAACTAGTATTTCTATGAGTACAGAGGTTACGCTCTAGGCACAAGTATAAACTATCACATCGCTTCGTAAGGCTGAGCTCTGTAAAAGTAGAAGAAGAGATCTTGATATCTTGTTTTACCAACAAGTTGGAAGCCTGCCATCAAGATCTACTAAGGCTGGGAATCAGCAGTATTAGGCATAAATTAAACTTTGTAACTTAATAAAGACTATGCAGTTTCAAATTGGCTCAAACAAATAATTGGAGCAAATGAAGTAAGAAAATAAATTGAGAACTTCTTAAAACTAAAACACACAAATTAATAATAAAACAAACATACGTTACGTCAAGCATACAAAAGCTACTACTTCTCAAAGCTTCGGAATAAATCGTACTACTTCTTTGAGCTTCGCTTCATTCACACAATTTGGAAAACATTCATTCACGTACAATCCTTATTGGAGTTGCAGCGTATCATACATGAAAACATTCATACAAATTGGTTATTAAAAATAAAAATTTCTTAAAACTAAGTCTTAAACCTAAGATCATAGACAGGGTTACTCAGTTGTATAGTATTTCAAAGAGGGATACTTCAACTTACAGTAATTAACTATGATTTTAACATCAATGTGATGAAATTACAGGGATACTTGCGTATATGTAAGTCACAGTTGATGAGTTAAAGA